CATGCCGGGTCGAATCTCCGCCAGCCTTCGGATGACAAAGCACAGACCCCGCTCAGCGTTGTCGGTACCAGCGGCATTGAACCAGCGGGAAGAATCGTCCTCTATGCCTGCCCATACCCGGTACAGCACGGAATCAGATTCCTCGGGATAACCGTTCTCATTCGTCACGCTGAACGTCTTTCCGATCTCGATCATATAGCGAAGTTCACCGGGATGCGGCGTATACATCAGAACATCGCCTCCGGTTTCCTGTTCGGGTAGAGCAGCATGTGGAACGCCGACAGCATTGTGCTGTAAGCGCTCTTGTCGGAACTATCACGGTATTCATAAAAATGGGACGCCATGAGCATCACGGCAAGACGCACGGTTTCAGGAACGTCCCCGGTGTTTTGCCAGTCAACGCCGCAGTAATCGGAAGCGGCTTCCTGCGCCTGGGCGAGGAGGGATGTGAGAAGCGTATCCTCGTCATCCGTCAGCACGCGCAGGTGCATTTTCAGTTCTTCGAGGGAAACGATCATCCGGCATCAGCCGCCACGATGCCCGCTGCCTTAAGCGCTGCCAGCAGCGTGTTGAAATCCGCCAGCAACCCCTCAACGTCCGTCGCTTCCGATGCAGCCTGATTGGCTGCGGGCGTCAGGGGATTTGTCACGGAGAGCACACCGCCGGCGATGGAGAGTCCGTTGCCGACCTTGACGCCGCCGAGCTTACTGGCAGTGGCCGCGGTCAGGGGATTGGCGCTCAGCCCGGAAACCGTCGCACCTTCCTCGACAGAAAGCGTTCCCCTGATGATGAGTTCACCGCCTATAACGGTTTCGCGTCCTCCATGTGCGGTATAGTTCCGGGTCTGATAGGTATCGCTCATGGGAATCCCTCCTTATCTATTCATCTTCATGTCGCCTTCATGGCCAGGACCTTGACGGCTTCCGGCAGTACCAGGCGCGCGTCGATCCGTTCGGAACACAGGAATCCCACCTGGCCGGTCGTGGCGTAGAGCTCGTTCAAGCGCTGGAAGACAAAGCCTTCGCGCTCGGCTATCCAATAGTAGCTCAGGTCGCCGAAAAGGATGGTCTTTGCAGCGGCAGCGATGGTCGGCATATCGGTGCTGGTATATACCGGGCAGTTCAGCAATTTGTCCGGTGTCCCCCCGACGACGCTGGGCTGCCACAGGTATTCGCCGGTGCCGACCTTCAGCTTGCGCAGCGTCTTCAGCGTGGCGTCATTCATGATGAACACGGCATTCTTCCTGTAGGGTTCACGGAGAGAATGATACAGGTCAATGACTTCATCCATGGTGATCGCACTGGCAGAGGCTGCAGTCACGCCGGTTTCCGCGCCATCCGTGGCGTTCAGCAGGCCGATGGGCTTGTGGGAACCGTTGCCGGTAAAGAAGGCCGTTTCCTCTGCATCGCCGATGCGGCGCGCGAATTCGTTCGCCATGTAACCGGGAATATCGAATACGGAGTCGTTGAGCAGCTCATCCGACACCTTGATCAGCGAGGTCAGCTTGTGCGCGCCGAGGGTGATCTGCGTGAAGGCCTCGTCGCTCTCGTGGAAGGGAGCCTCTTCGTCCGTCCATGCTGCGGTGCCGTGGCTGGCGACGACGGGGATCTTGCGCTCACCGGAATCGGTGTGGACAATGGTTGCAAGGCCGCGGATGGTATGCAGGTCCTGCAGTTTGTCCAGCAGCAGGTGCATATACTCGTCCGGAACAAGGTAGCCGCCTTCGCTTGCCGTGCCGATCTGCAGGGCGTTGTATACGTTGGGGTCGATGCGCTTGGAGCGCATGGCGTTCCAGAAGGCGCGCCTGTAGGAATCCGAAGCGCGGCTGCTCTTTTCGGAATCGGAATTCGGGGTTTCGGGACGGGAAGTCAGGGGCGTGCCGACGGGCATCATCATCTCGCGGTCGATTGCCGCCTGACGTTCCAATCTATCGATCTCATGGCCGAGGTGGACCACTTCGGCTTCCATCTTGTCGTAGGTAGCGGCATCTTCAGCGGATACGGTGCCGTTGGCGTCGCGGTGGGTATCGAGAAACGCCTTCGCGGCATCCCAGGCTTTTGCGCGCTTGTCGCGCAGTTCAAGAATCTGGTTCATAATCAGTCCTCCTGTCAATGGTTGAGCAGTTCCAGCCGCTTTTCGAGATCGGCTACATTGATGCGGGGTTTCTCCTGCGGCAGCTTCATCTTCAGCTTGTTCAAGAGAATGTTGTTGACAGCACAGCGGGAAAAGCTGTAGCTGTCCATGGCCTGATCCGCGTCTCTATCGGGATGGACAAACAGGATTTCATCGCAGAAACCCAGGTCCAGGGCCTTGCCGGCGGACATCCATGTTTCCGCGTCCATCAAATGGGAAATACGTGCGCGGGATAATCCGGTCTTGATCTCATATGAATTGATGATGCTTTCCTTGACCTCGTCCAATAGCTGGATGGCTTTGCGCATTTCTTCCGAATCGCCCATCGCAATAGTCAGCGGATTGTGGATCATCATCATGGAAACCGGCGACATACAGATCTTTGTGCCCGCCATGGCGATTACGCTGGCTGCGGACGCCGCAATGCCGTCAATCTTGACCGTGACGTCATTGGGATAATCCATTAGCATGTTGTAGATCTGTGCAGCCGCGATACAGTAGGGTAGGTAGAGCGCCGCCTTGCCACATTGCTGCGGCAGGTTTGCGCAATCCCCCCTCCGAACCGGACTTACCCCTCTCAAGGTATCCGGCTCTCCATTCGTACTCCATCAGTCGATTTTCTTCCCGTGAATACGCTTGTGGCATTCCCTGCATACCACCAGCGTTTTGCGCCGTTTGGCGATCATAATCTGTTCCCAGACAGCTTTGCCTTTTAGATCCTTCACTTTGTGAACGTGATGGACTTCATAGTGCTGACTGTCCGTGCTTCCGCACAATTCACACACATGCGCCATTAACCGGGATTCGAAGGTGTTTCGGCTGTGCAGGTGTTGCACCGTGAGCATCGGAATTACATCCGAGCAGGTGCAGGTGTTCTCGCAATCCTGATAGGTAGCGATTCGCACTTTCTTTTCCCCTTTTTGCGTCATATAGGGGATGCTCCAGCCTTTTCCATCCTTGAACATTTGGAGGATCTTAGCGACATTGCACTTGTGTTTCGCGCCCAGCGTCTTCAGGCAGCTATACTCCATGAGGTAGGAGAAATGGTGCAGGCAATTGAAATTGCTTGCGAGGTTGTAGTAATTACAGATGCCTCGCAGCTCGGCGTTATAGGCGGTCACGATTTCCAAGTCGGTCAGGTGCAACAAACTCTTGCGGTGACAAGGTTCAAGTTTTCCATCCTTTTTCCATACGACATCATGTGAAAAAAGGAATTTCTCGATTTTATCCACCACGGGAATGTTGCGCTCCACCTTTCCGTTAAGGACACGCTTGATTCGACCGTTCGCCGTTCGCCTTGCAATGCTGTTGCGCCGTACACGGATGTCATAGCCAAGGAACCGGGCATAGGTGTTGCTGTGCGTGATGAGCGTCTTTTCTTCGCTCAATTCCATCTTCAGTTCCGCTTTCACAAAGGCCGTGAGTTCCTGCTTGATTTGCTCGCAGTCCTCCCGGCTGCCCACCACGCCGATGAGAAAATCGTCCGCATAGCGAGTATAGCTGATTCTCTTGTCGGTTTGTGATTTGCAGGGCACCCGGCGAATTTCCAGACGCAACCGCTTGTGCTCTTTGACAAGCTCCGGCTTTTCCTCTGCCGCGGCTCTGTCCAGCTGGTTGTTGACCGCGCGGATTTCGTGCATGATTTTCGCGTAGCGCGGGTCATAGGCCCGATCTCGCGGCTTGGCAAACTGGCCTTGTAGTTTCATGACGTAGCGGTCCAACTCGTGGAGGTAAATGTTGGCCAGTATCGGGGAGATAATCCCGCCCTGCGGCGTGCCGCTAAAGGTGTTGTGATACCGCCAATCCTCCAGATATCCAGCCTTCAAGAGTTTCCACAGCAGCCCGATGAAGCGGGCGTCTTTGATTTTTCGGCTGACCAAGCCTATCAGTGTCTGGTGGTCGATGTTGTCAAAGCATCCTTTGATGTCGCCTTCGATAAACCAGCGCGCGCCGGTGAAGGACAGCTTAACCTGCTCAAGCGCGGTGTGACAACTGCGCTTGGGGCGGAAGCCATGCGAACAATTCATAAAGATCGGTTCATAGACCGCTTCCAGAATCATTCGCATTACCTCTTGCACCAGCTTGTCAGTAAACGTCGGGATGCTAATGGGGCGCATCTTTCCGTTTGCCTTGGGGATTTGTATCCGCCGGGCTGGTTTGGGTTGAAAGCTCCCGTCCTGTAGCTTGGTAAGAATGCGTTCGACAACTTCAGGCCCAAAGCCATCCGCTGTGTCTTGGTTGATGCCCTTTGTGGAAGCGCCGTTGTTTGCGTATAGACTTTTATACGCAAGGTAGTACAAGTCTGAGCGCAGCATGTAGCGGTACAGCCGCGTAAAGACCTCATCAGGGTGGTTCAGGGAATTTCGACTGATTTTCTCTAAAATCTCGGTTGTTGGTTGCATGCGAGGATTTCCTCCCTAATCAACTTTCGATTTCAACACGTACAAACTGCCCCCCTTCGCCATGTGGCGGGCGTTACCCACCTCGGACTACTACGGAGGCTCCGTTGCCATATTGGATATTCAGCGTCATCTCTCTTGGGACGGGCCCTTGAAATTTCTCGCCTTTCGGCATTACGCATAGACCGATGGTCGTTCCAACGTAGGCAATCCCCAGTTAACGCTATTGGTAGGCTCGTGGATGGTCGGATACGCTTTCGTTTCTTTAGCACTGGTTCTCCAGCACGTCATGCGGAATCATTTGATAACCCGTTGTTTGGTGACTGCGTACAACGGTTTCCACATCGAAGGTCACAGGCAAATTTCCTTCGCCCTCCCGGAAAGGGAACTCGAAACTTACGTTCAGCAAATACAGCTTTATCCTTATATCCACTTGTCATTGCGGTTCAGTCGTGCCCCATTGCCTATGGGCAACTTACCGCTTTTCAGGCGTGCTATGTTCCCGTGTCGGCTTTCGCCTTTCGGTTAGCCTGATTGACTGCCGCGTTATCTTGCGGCGTAGTGCCTTAAGCTACTTCCAATAGCGCCCTATCTGGGCGCACGTCTCCCCCGGGCGAGTTGACCCACACGGTAATCGGACCGGTTCCCGCCATAAGCTCCGCCTTGAATGCCGCGGGCGTCACGTCATCGTCCAGCCAGCTTTCTTCGGCTATCACGCCTTCCAGCCGGAGCACGCGCTGTTCGGACGCGGTTTCGTCCCGCGCCCATGACCAGAACCTGCTAACTGTACCCATGGTCTTTTGTTTCATTCGGTTCTCTCCTCTTCGGTTTGTTGTGTTTGCCCAGGGACCGCAAAAATTCCGGCGTCTTCGAGTTTGGTCATTGCGCCGTTGATCAGGTACAGATCACCGCCTCGCTCGGCCGGGATGCGGTCGAGGTTCTCCAGCTCGCGGATATCGTTCGTGGACATCCAGCCGTTCTGTCGCGCCACAGCGTATCCGTTCATGCGCGACTGGTAATCGCCCCGCAACAGTCCTTCCACATTGAAACGCGCGAAATACTGCTGCTTTTCAGATGGCAGC